GCCATCAAGGTATCGTCGCCATGAAGGTGACGAATGACTCCGGCCAGCAGCACGCCGATAGCGTCTATCAGCTCTCCCAGCCCCCGGTCTGGGTGCAGAACATCTCCGTCGGAGTCGCCGCAGTATCCAGCGTCACCCCGGTAACCGTTCTAGCGCCCTTTGTCGGCGACGTCTCCGGCGTCCTCCGCATTGAAGTCCCGGACGGCCAGGCCATCCGCTACGAGATCAACCCGCCCAATGTGACCCGCGTCGCCGGCACCAACTCCCCCAAAATGTCCGGATCGGATCAGTTCCAGTGGGGAAGCGGATGGAGCGTCAGCCTGATCGATGCAAGCGGGCTGGCGTAAGGGAAACCAGCAAATTGGTGGAATCTAGTGCCAAAAAGCCCCCAAATGCTGGCAAGGGCCGCGTTAAGGGCGTGCCCAACAAAACGACCGCGCTTCTAAAGGACGCAATCCTTAAAGCAGCTGACCGCGCTGGCGGGAAGAAGGGTCTCGTGGGCTACCTGGAGACGCAGGCGGCCGAGAATCCCGGCCCGTTCATGGCGCTGCTCGGGAAGGTGCTGCCGATGCAGATCGGGGGTGACCCCGACAACCCGGTTGCGCTCGTAGTTACATGGAAGCCGCCGGCCAAGGAATAAGATGCAGGGTCAGAGGCTGGTCGAGTTGGACTACTCGCCGCGGTCACAGTTCCTGCCCTTCCATGAGCGCACACAGCGCTGGGCCTGCATGGTCTGCCACCGCCGGATGGGCAAGACCGTCGCGGCGATTAACGACCAGATCAAAAAGGGGATAACGATCACGCGGCCGGACGCCCGGCTTGGCTACATTGCCCCATACCGTGGGCAGGCCAAGGAAGTGGCATGGTCCTACCTCAAGCGGTTCTCACAGCCCTTGTGGAAGTCGGAGCCGCGCGAGAGTGACCTAAGCGTCACGCTGTTGAACGGCGCGATCCTCCGGCTTTATGGCGGCGACAATCCGGATGCCATCCGCGGCGGCTATCTTGACGACGTGATCATGGATGAGTTTGGCGACCAGCGGCCGGCGCTGTGGCGCGATGTAGTCCGGCCGATGCTAGCCGACCGCAGCGGCTCGGCCACATTCATCGGCACTCCGAAGGGCAAGAACGAATTTTACGACGTGTGGCAGGCCGCTCGGAAAGACCCGAGCAACTGGTATTCGCTGATCATGCCGGCGAGCAAGAGCGGCATCCTCCCGCAGGACGAGCTAGACGCCATGCTCCAGGCCATGGGAACCGATCGGTACATGCAAGAACTTGAATGTTCCTTTGAGGCTGCAATCCACGGCGCGTTCTACGCGAACCAGCTTCGTACCATGGATGCCGAAAAGCGCGCTGTTCCGATCCAGATTGACCGAGAGGTTCGCGTTCATACCGCATGGGACTTGGGCATCTCGGACTCGACGGCCATCTGGTTCATCCAGTGTGTAGGACGCGAGCGCCGACTGGTTGACTATTACGAATCGTCGGGTGTCGGGCTCGACCATTATGCGGACATGCTGGCCGATAAGCGGCGGGAACATCGCTGGATCTATGGAGAGCATTATTTCCCCCATGACATTCAGCATCGGGAACTAAGCTCGGGTAAGTCTCGCGTGCAGGTGCTGCAAACGCTGGGCATCGACGCCACGGTGGTCCCGCAGTCCAACGTGCTCGACGGTATCGAGGCCACGCGCAAGATGCTGGGCCGCACATGGATTGACCCGGATCGTTGTTCCCGGGGGTTGGATGCGCTGCGGCACTATCGGCGCGAGTGGGACGATAAACTGAACGATTGGAAGTCGAACCCGCTGCACGATTGGTCAAGCCACGGCGCAGATGCCCTTAGGACATTCGCCTGCGGGTATGACGACCCTGATTTTGTTACGCCATCAAGGCGAGAAGCGCCAAGTTCGCCAGCCTCCGGCTGGGCGGCATAGGACACACAGACATGACGGTAGTTGTTTCGTTCATCCGACCCAAGGGCGCGGCCGATGAGTCCAACGGCATCGGGGACGTCCGCGTTCGCGAGAACATCACTATCCCGGGCACCACCACGGCCACGGCGCTGGCTGGCGAGATGATCGTGATTGGCAATGCTGAGACATCGATGGTGGCGGCCGCCTTTGGCACCGTGCCTGACGCGGCGGCTACCGCTGCGACCACGGCAACGACTGCCGGCTTCCCGATCGGCGCCGGCATGACCAGCTATCCCATCGTCCCGCCGTTCGGGGCAAAGGTGAACATCAAGGTCGTGACCTAATTCCACAACAGGAGACTTCATGTCCTTGCTGCACAATATCCGCCAGTTCGCCGAGACCGAGTTGCAAGGGGTAATCCCGTGGTCGAAGTTCTCATTCCCGGATGAGGTCAAGAGCGACGTCGCCAATGTGTCGATCGAGGGCAACGCGGGGCTGTACCGGGTTGTGGTTTCCTCGAGCTACGCCGTTCCTCCGCTGGGGTGGGTGCAGTTCACCGACCATGCGGCCGGTCATTTGATCGACGGCGACAACCAGGCTGGGACTTGGCATCGGATCGCGGGGTATCTGAAGGCGAGGGAGGCTGGCGACACCGTGATCACGCCGTCCGTCGCCGCAGCCATTGTCGAAATGCTGCCGACAGCCGCGAAGATTGCCCCGCTCCCCGTCAACGAACTCCCGATCCCGCCCGTCCCCATGGTCTGGTACATCGCCGATCCCGGTGTCTGGTACCAGAACGGCCCGGCGCTGGTGACTCGCATCAACGCGGACGGCAGCTACAACCTGACCGTGGTCCCGGATGGTTCGGAGCCGTTCTATCGCCAGAACGTGCAGGAGCGATCGGACGGGCTGCGCAATGTGTGCTGGGTGTCGTATCCAGTAACGGCATCTGATGCGTTGCACGCACAGGCAGCGAAGTTGGGCGACATTGAGGACGCCATAGCTAATCCGAGCGATACCTTGCTTCTTGATATCGCAGACCTAAAGACGGCTGTCGCGGAACTAACGGAAACCATCTCCCGCATCAAGGCCTCGGCGTTCGACCAGCGGAAGAGCGCGTAATTAGCTGATGTCCACCGAACTCGCCGTCCGCTCCACCGACATGACAGCCGGAGCGGACGAAGAGGCGCGCGAGGACGCCAGCAAGCCGTCGACGCTGGAAGCCGAGGGCCAGCTCCGCATTCTCAAATCCTGGTGGGAGGACGATAGTCGTCACTCCAACATATGGCGCAAGGAAGCCCGCGAGGACTTTGACTTCGTTGCCGGCAAGCAGTTCTCGACCGAGGACGAGCAGGCGCTGAAGGATTCCAAGCGCGTCCCGGTGGTGTTCAACCGCGCCTTGACCATGATCAAGGCCGTGGCGGGCATGGAGATCAACGGCCGGCACGAGATCAGCTATCTGCCGCGCAACAATGCCGACTCCAAGGTCAACGAGGTTCTGACCGGCGCATCCAAGTGGATGGCCGACGAGTGCGACGGCGAGGACGAAGAGTCCGAAGGCTTCGAGCACGTCCTGATTTGCGGGATGGGCTGGGGCGAACACCGGATGGACTTCGAAGAGGAGCCGGAAGGCAAGTACATCGAGCAGGCGATTGACCCGCTGGAGATGTTCTGGGACCGCAATGCGCGGAAGAAGAACCTCGCCGACGCCCGCCGCATCCACCGTGTCCGCAAGATGCCGCTCGGCGATGCCATGTCGCTATTTCCCGATCATTCGGCGGAAGAACTGGACGCGGTATGGGCCAAGAATACCGGCTCCAACGAGCCCGACAAGACGCTGGAAGAGCGCCGGGTCCGCAACGAGAACGTCACGGACTTCCCGGATCGCTCGGAAGTCACCATCGTTCAGGTGCAGTGGTGGGAGCGCGAGGTCTATTGGCTGATCGCCGATCCCCAGACCAACACCAAAGCTCAGCTGCCGGATGCGCAATACAAAGTCCTGAAGAAGCGCGCGGCCATGATCGGGCTGAAGTTCCATTCGGTCCGGATGGTCAAGCGGGTCTACAAGCAGGCGTTCATCGGATCCAAGGTGCTGGAATGCGGAGATGCGCCGATCCCGGATCGGTTCTCGTTTACCTGCGTCACCGGCCAGATCAACCACAACAAGGGAACATGGTTCGGCCTGATCCGCGTGATGCGCGATCCGGCGATGTGGTCGAACAAGTTCCTGGTGCAGACCATGCACATCATGAACTCGAACGCCAAGGGCGGCATCATGGCCGAGCCGGATGCGTTCGAGGACCAGGCGCAGGCCGAGAGGAGCTATGCCCGTCCGGAATCCATCACATGGATGAAGAAGGGCTCGCTGAGCGGGGCAAACCCGAAGTTCGCCAAGAAGCCATCCGCCGAGATGCCGCAAGGCTTCATGGAGTTGATGGGCGTGGCGATCGACGCCATGAAGGACGTTACCGGCATCAATCTCGAGCTGCTCGGGCTGAAGGACGTCAACCAGCCCGGCGTGCTCGAGGCTCAGCGCAAGCAGGCCGGCATGACCGTGCTGGCCACCATGTTCGACAGCCTGCGCCGTTCGCGCAAGATGATCGGGCGCATCCGGCTCTATTTTATTCAGAATTTCCTGAGCGATGGCCGCCTGATCCGCATCACCGGTCCGGATGGGGCCCAGGTTATCCCGCTGATCCGGGACAAGACGCTCGGCAATTATGATGTGGTGGTCGACGACACGCCGTCCTCGCCGAACCAGAAGCAGGCGAACTGGGCGATCATCCAGCCCATGCTGGTGACGTTCAAGGACCAGCTTATGTCCCGGCCGGACATCTTCGCGATGCTGCTGGACTTCTCGCCGCTGCCGTCCCGCGTTGTCGAGGCGGTCAAGGCCGCCATTCTGCAACCGTCGCAGCAGCAGGTCGAAGGTGTCGAACTAGCCAAGCAGAAGACGCTGGCCGCCATCGGCAAGGATGTATCGATCGCGCAGATGAACGACGCCAAGGCAGGCGCCACGCAGGTAACCGCCATGCTCGATTTTGCCATGGCCAACCACCTTCGGCAAAAGGATGCCGTCCAGATGCAGGACGGGGGCCATCCGATGCAGCCGCATCTCGACGCGGCACATACCGCGGCACAAATCGGCACCGAGCAGGCCAAGGCCGATCAGATCAGGGCCCAGACCGGTCAGGCCGTGGCCAACACCGACAAGACGCACGCCGATGCTCATGCATCCCGCATTGGGGCGCTGATCGACGCGCTGCAACCGATACCGCATACGGCGCCGATGCCTGCGGGCGCGGCGTGACCGATGGGAGTCTTTGGCTCGCTGATGCCGGATGCCCCGCCGCAGGAACAGCCACAGGGCATCCCTGCCAATGTAATGGCCGCTCTGGCGGCGAAGCTGATCGGTAGTCAGCCGCAACGATTGCCGGCCGCGCCGCAATACGATCAGGCTACGGAGCAAGCGGCAATGATGCCGGAGACATTCGCCAACCCGATGGTTAAAGGAGCCATCGAGGGCATGGCGACGTTGCCAAGGCGTGCGATTGAGAATTCGCAATATTCGCTGGACAGCGGCAATTACGATCCCGGCCCGACGCTGGAAGCCGCCATGCTGCCGATGGGCACGGGTGCGATTGCGGGCGTGCCGCTAAAGGCCGGAGAAGAGGCGCTGGGCGCCGGTATTCGTACCTATCGAAGCGTTCCTGATTCCTTAATGGGATATCGAAAGTCGGGACCGCAAAAAGGTTTTGAAGAAACGAACTACCCGCATACGCAGGACGTAGCAGTGACGCTACCTGGGCGGGATGGCTCTGCACCAGAAACTTTTGTCGACGCAATCAAGGGAATGAACGCCAATCATGCCATTGAGCGCGCCCATCGGAACTGGCCGGACGCGGTTCATATTACGCCTATTACAGGACGCGATGGCGCGCAGGCTTATGGCAGTTTGACGCCGCAAAAATGACTCTAACGCCCGACCGGGGCGACACCCGGTCATACGTCCACTCAACGAAACTGAGGAACTATGTCACCACAGACAGAGACGGTTGACCGTGATGGATTCACGCCAGCCGAACAGGCCTACTTTGCCTCGCAAGGGCAGGTTACGGATGGGTTAGCAGACGACGCCAGTTCCGGGTCCGATGCGACGATACCCGATCCGGCAGTCGATACACCAAAGCCCGATGCAGGGGCCGCGGTAGTCGACAAGGCCATTACGCCCGATCCAGACGCCGACCCGTTCGACGAACTGGAAAAGAGCGCCAAGCCAACCCGTGATAAAGCGGGCAGGGTAATTCCGGAGGCGAGTTACAACGTCGTCCGGGATAAGTACAAATCGACCAAGGCCGAACTGGCAGACTTCAAAAAGAAATTTGAGGAGTTTGACACAGAACGCAAGGCCGACCGCGCCGAACTCGCCAGAGAGCGGGAGTTGCGTACTCGCATCGATGAACGGCTGAAACTGTTCAACGAGGTGATCGCGCCGCAGGCCGATGCGCAGCCGCAAAAGCCGGTCAGGCCGAACCCGGAAGAGGACATCTTCGGCTATGTGAAATGGCTGGAAGACACCCACGCATCGGAACTGGCCGAACTAAAGGGCCAGATCGGGCAGACGTCGCAGACCATCCATGACACGACGGAGGAAACCAACCTTCGCACCAACTACCAGGCCGACGCGCAGCGGTTCGCCCGTGACGCTCCGGACTTTGTGGACGCCTACAACCACGTCAACCGCGTTCGTGACGCCATGCTGGAAAGCATCGGTTATGCCGATCCGAACCAGCGCGCCGCGATCCGGATGAACGAAGAGAAGGAACTGGTTGCCACCGCGCTCAAGGCTGGCAAATCACCGGCTGCGACAATCTACGGCGTGGCAAAGTCGCTCGGCTATGTGAAGGCCGCACCAGTGGTCCCCGCTGCCCCGGCAGCACCCGCCGCAGCTGCTGGCCCCAGCGTCACCGAAGAAATCGACCGCATCGCGAAAGCACAGGCGGCATCCAAATCACTGTCAAGTGGCGGCGGCGCGTCCGTGGGCCCGATGACGGTTGAACAACTCGCCAACATGACGGAGGGAGAGTTCGAGGCTTACGCCCGGAAGAATCCCAACGTCGTGAAAGAATTGATGGGCGGCTAACGCCACCATCCTTCGTCCGCGCAACGATACGGCGCAAGTCTAAATTATTCCGACTGATCCACGACACGGATCACCGCCAGCCGCCCGGCACTAAGGGCCGCATACGTCCGCGCTGAACGACATCCAACGCATCACCCCCACCACCATCCTTCAGCAAGGACACTATCCCCATGAGCACGACCAACTTTGGCATCAATGATGCCATGGCGGTCAAGCTGTGGTCGAAGAAGCTCGCGGTCGAAGCCGTCAAGGCTACCGACATCGCCGCCTATATCGGCGAAGACGCGGGCTCCATCATCCACCGCAAGACCGAAACCAGCAAAGGCAAGGGCGATCAAGTCACCTTCGGCCTGCGCATCCAGCTCTCCGGCAACGGCTTCACCGAGAACGAACTCTCGGAAGGTAACGGTGAGTCTCTTACGATCTATTCCGACGCGATCACCATCAACGAGCTTGGTCACGTCGTCGGCGTCAAGTCGGAAGATACCATCGACGCCCAGCGCGTGCCGTTCAACATGCGTGAGGAAGCCCGCCAGGGCCTCGCGGACTGGTTCCGCAAGAGGATTTCGGTGTCCTTCTTCAACCAGGTGTGCGGCTACACCCCGGCGAACTCCTCGCCGTTCGGTGCGAAGTACACCGGCATGCAGACGATCTCTGCACCGAACTCCACCCGTCAGATTTGGCAGGGGTCCCTGACCGCTGACGAGTCGCTCGGCTCGACCAACACGTTCTCACTGACGATGCTCGACAAGATGAAGGAAATGGCGATCAACGCCACGCCTCTCCTCCGGCCGATCAACATCAAGTCAATGACCGGCGATGTCGGCGACTTCGAGAATGTGCAGGAAGGCAAATACGCCGTGTTCCTGCATCCGTATCAGGTCACTGATCTCCGGACTTCGACCTCCACCGGTCAGTGGTTGGACATCCAGAAGGCCGCGATGGCCGGCGGACAAGTCACCAAGAACCCGATCTATACCGGAGCTTACCACTAAGGGCTCCTAGGCCGGTAACGGTCTACTAAAAAACCCCGTGAATTGCTGGAAACCCTTGGGCCGCAACGCCTTCTCTGATATCGTTGTTGTTCAAGACAATCAGCAGCCAAGCGGATATCTGATGAAAAAGTGCGGGAGATGCGCAAGTAAAAAGGCGCTTTCTGAGTTTGGAATTAGTTCCAAAACAGACAGCCCTCTGGCTTACTGCAAACCCTGCTACAGTCTCGCTAGAGCCGTTCATTCTAGATGGCTAGAGCGAAACCCTGGACTTGCTGCGAAGCGCACGGCGCAATATCGCGCCACTAACCACGAGAAGGTTAAGGCTTCGCAGCGGGCGAGTGATCGAAAACTCAAAGATGCTGCTTATGCGGCATACGGCGGTTATCGATGCGCATGCTGCGGCGAAACCACTGAAGCGTTTCTTTCGATCGATCATGTCAACAACGACGGTGCAAACCATCGGCGCGATGTGGAACGAAGGAAACTCTATAAGTGGCTGAAGAGGCATTCATATCCAGAGGGTTTCCAAATCCTCTGCATGAATTGCAATTTTGGGAAAGCTCGCAACGGCGGTATTTGTCCTCATCAGACATCTGAAGGTTCAACGACTATAGCGCAAGCTAGTACGCTCCAAGCGGAGCGGAAGCGCGGGGCTCCGGTGTCATTGCCGGATGAAGAGATAGTCTGATCTGCATGGTGACATGCAGCAGCCCGCAAGGGCGGTCTTAGCGTAGCGCGCTAGGGCGAACACACCGCTCGGTGAGTACAACGGCATGATCCTCAAATCGGCGATCGACGTCACCCAGGGAGTCAACAGCTCCACGGGTGCAGCGATCACGACTGTTCGTCGCGCGGTTCTATGCGGTGCGCAGGCTGCGGTTGTCGCCTATGGCGAGAAGAACCAGCCCGCCAAGTACCGATGGAATGAAGAATTATTTGACCATAAACGCCGGCTCGAAGTTTCGGGCTGGACCATCTGGGGCCTGAAGAAGGCTCGCTTCAACTCCGTGGACTACGGGACCATCGTTGGTTCGACGTATGCCGCGGCTCACACCTAAGGGAGGGCAATAGCCATGGCTACCAATACTGCTGGCACTGCTGCCCGCCAAGATCCGCGTAATGTCGCCAATACGATGGTCGCAATCGTTAACTTCAACGATGTGGGCATCGGTTCCGGCGTCAAGTTCGGCACGCTTCCCGCCGGGGCCCGCATTCTCGACGTCGTGGTGGAAGTCATCACCGTCTTTAACGCGGTCACCACCAACGTCGTCACGGTCGGCACCAACTCCACTTCGTTCAACAACATCGTCGCTGCGGCGGATGTGAACGAGGCGGCGACCGGTGCAACCCGTGTCGATCGCGGCATTGGCGGATCGATCGCTCGCGCTGCCGATATCGACGTGTACGCAATGTACACGCAGACCGGCACGGCGGCGACCACAGGTAAGGCTGAAATCACCATCGCCTACGAAGGCGGATGGTCCAACTAAGGGAGCACGATCATGATGAAACGTATTCTGACGGCTCTCTCGGCCGTTATCTTCGCATCCGCTTTTGCGTATGCGGCAAACTACACCGTTGACGGTCTGTTCACCGCCAGCGGAAAGATCGCCACTAACGCCACCCCACCGGTTCTGACTTCCTGCGGTACCACCCCGGCCATCACTGGCTCGGACACCGCCGGCATCGTCACGATGGGAACCACGGCGACCGGTTGCGTGATCACGTTCGCAACGGCCTATGTCGGTACGCCGTATTGTGTGGTGTCTTGGATCGCAACGCCGCTGGCGTCGCAGTCCTATGTCACCGCCAACACGGCAATCACCACCACGCAGACGTCGACCAGCAACAACAAGCTGCAATACATCTGCGTCGCGGCGGCCGGCGGCTGACCTCAACTGGCCGGCAGGGGAAACCTTGCCGGCCTCTTTTCTTTTTTTATGAAAGGGATGGTCAGCCATGACCGTGATCCAGGGAACAGATACCCGCAACAATAGCGGCAACGAGCGCGCCGCATTCTTCTCCGGCTCGACCGAAGACAACATTACGGCGACGGCATCCGGCAACCAGGCGACAGCCTACCAGCTGTCCAATATGTACAACTTCATTTCGACCTGCGCGACAAACGGCGATTCCGTGAAGCTGCCGGCCGCCGCCCATCTTGGGATGGAGGTCGTGGTTATCAATGACGGCGCTGCCAACGCACAGGTGTTCGGCTTGGGCATCGACACCATTGACGCCGTGGCGACCGCAACTGGCGTGGTGCTCTCGGCTGCCAAGCGCTGCACATACATCTGTCGCAAGGTGACTGATGCCACCGCAGGCAAGTGGGTGTCGAACATGGGTGCGAAGAGCGCATAACCATGGCGAACGATCTGGCGCAGATGAAATCCAGGATCGCGGATGAAATTGCGCGGGGCGATCTCACGTCTCAAATCGCCTATGCCATATCGGACGCCATCGGCTTCTATCAGAACGAACGCTTCATCTTCAACGAAAGCCGGGACATCACGTTCCCGACCGTGGCGGGTCAGGACTTCTATGGGGCGGCGGCGAATGCGGCCATTCCCACGATGGGGTCATTTGATTATCTGATCCTCTATCTCGGCGGCATCCCGTGGCCGGTGAAGCGGCGGACACCGCTGGAGGTGGAGGTTCTGAACAACAATGGTTTGGTGACCGGTCAGCCGTACAATTACGCCTGGTACAACAAGCAAATCCGGCTCGGCCCGGTTCCCGACTCGGTTTTCTCCATGCGGGTTGCGGGGCGGATCAACTTTA